ATTGTTTTTACAATTTATGAGTATATATAATTTATTTTCTCCTTTATTATCTTTAATAGCACCTATAATAATATTAATAATACCATTTTTTATTCTTAAAATAAAAGGTTTACCAATTTCTGTTGGAGAATATATCGATGTTTTAAAAATTATCGCGCAATCAAACGCACTTGGAAAACTATTCACGTCTAATTTGAGTGAAAAATCTATTCAAGAAAACATATATATATTTGTTTCAGCAGCATTTTATATTTTTTCAATTTATCAAAATATAATGGTTTGCATTAGATTTAATGAAAATATGAAGGTTATTCACGACCATTTTAGAGAGATTGAAATATATTTGAATAGTACATTAAATTCTATGAATAATTATCTTAAATACACTGAAAATTTAACCAGTCATGAACAATTTAATACTAATCTTAAAAATAAAATGGTTATTCTTGAAAATATTAAAAATAAAATAGAATCTATAAGTGAATATAAATTATTTAACATTACTAAAATTAATGAAATTGGTAGAGTTTTAAAATACTTTTATGAATTACATACTGATTCTACTTATGAAGATGCTATAATGTATTCTATTGGGTTTAATGGTTATATTGACTGTATTAAAGGGTTACAAAATAACATCATAGAGAGAAAAATGAATTTCGCAAAATTCATTAAAAATACTAAAAAAGGTTTTTTCAAGGATAACTTTTACGCTTGTTTAAAAGATGATAAACCTATTAAAAATACTATTAAATTTAAAAATAATTTAATTATAACAGGACCTAATGCTTCTGGAAAAACTACCATTTTAAAATCAACATTAATTAATATTATATTTACACAACAATTCGGTTGTGGATTTTATGAATCTGCTAATTTCGCACCATTTAAACATATACATTGTTATTTAAATATTCCTGATACATCTGGTCGTGATAGTTTATTTCAAGCCGAAGCTAGAAGATGTAAAGAAATTTTAGATAGTGTTAATGATAATAAGAGAGAAACACATTTTTGTGCGTTTGATGAATTATATTCAGGAACAAATCCTGAAGAAGCTGAAACTAGTGCAACAGCATTTATGATTTATTTACAAAAATATAAAAATGTAACTAGTTTACTCACTACACATTTTGTTAAAGTATGTAAAAAATTAGATAAAGTGGAAGGCATTATTAACTGTAAAATGGTTACGGAAAAAAAGAACAATAAACTTTTATATAAATACAAGTTAGAAAATGGAATATCTGAGGTTAAAGGAGGAATTAATGTTTTAACACAAATGAATTATCCTAAAGAAATTATTGATAATACTGTCAATCCTTTATAAATTTTAGTATAAATATTAAATAAAATTTATTTTATTATTTATATGTCCACGAAAAAAGTAAGACGAAATTTTCATAAAGGAACAAAAAAAATTTATATTAATAAATTAAAAAATTTATATCCTAAGTGTAAATTTGATAAAAATTTGGATGACTATTCATTATATAGTGGGAATAATATTACATATGGAGAAATGGAATATGAAGGCATAAAACTATTATATTCTTATATAAATAAAAACTATAATAATAAAATTAATTCATTTATTGATGTTGGATCAGGAAGAGGAAAATTATGTATGTATATGGCTGCACAACCCAAAATTAAGTATGTTTTAGGAATAGAATTGGTTAAACAACGACACGATGATGCTGAAATACTTAAAACTGAAATTGATCACGAATATGCTAGTAAAGTAACATTATTAAATACAAATGTATTTGATGTGGATTTTGATAATCAAATTGATAATTTAATTAATAAAAATATATTTATTTGGTTTAGTAATTTATGTTTTGATATATCAATTGTAGATGATATATTTAAAAAACTACAAACAAGTTTACCAAAAGGAACCATTGTTTGTTGTTCTAAAACCCCATCACAACATTTCGGGGAATTATTAAATACTATTAAAATACCAATGTCTTGGAATAAAGCTAGCAATGTTTATATTTATAGATTATAAATATATAATTCGTTAGTTAATAAATTTATTAATATAATCTTTTTGTAATAAAATGGCCTCATTTGGTGATTTATTTAATCCATCTTTGTTAATATTTTTAGGAATATTAGTATTAGTAGCTGCTCTTCTTGTAGTTTATTTTGAAAGTAAAATGAGAGATCAAAATCATAAAATAGCATCGATGCTAAGTCTTGTTTCCACTTTAGCAGAAGATATGAATAGTATTAAATTTGGAATGAATCAATTAGCTATGTCTACAGCATTTATCGGTGGTTCAAATAATCAATTTAATAGTAATTCTATGAATTTAAATAATGATCGCAATAATGAAAATGATGAAAATGATGAAAATGATGAAAAAAAATTAATAACTGTTTCGGATGATGATGATTCGGATGATGATGATTCGGATGCCGATGATTCAGCAGATGATGATTCAGCAGATGATGAACATGATACTGATGATGATGATGATGATTCTGATTTAGACGAACCTAAATCAATTCTTGACTTGAATGCTGATATTGATTCTGATAAAAATACAGAAATTGAAGAAGATATTGAAGAATTACTTGATGAAGATGATGATGCAATTAACAATAATATTAAGATCTTAAAATTAGATATAAAGAGTGATTTATTTGAAAACATTGAAGAAAATAATCATCTAGAAGATTTAGAAGATCTAGAATATCTAGAAGATAACTTATCCGAGACACAATCTCTTAACTCTGAAGCTAATAACGATGAAATAACTAACGAAAATAATGAATTAAGTATTGAATTAAATGATAATGTTATCGAAACAAATAATTCTGTTCAAGAAAATAGTGATGCTAATTTACAAATTTTGGAATCTAGTTTAAAATCAATTAATATTAATTTAGAAGAATCTAATAACGAATCACAAGATTATAAAAAACTTTCTTTAACAAAGTTAAGAAGCATTGCTGCTGAAAAAGGATTATCCGCAGATACATCAAAATTAAAAAAACAAGATTTACTTAAATTGCTTGGAGTTGAATAATACTTAAATATTATATTTAATTATCGCAATTTAGATAAAGAAAAATTATGTAAAATTTTATTATAATTATAAATTATATATCTAATGAGCTGGAGTACGTGTTATAGTGGTTCTAATAATATTCATTTTAACTTTCCACCAATTATGGCCGATGGAAGAAATTATTCAACCTGGCAACCTGATGCTGTAGTTAATGAAAGAATTCAAAGACAAGAAGGCATTCAATCAAATTGGAAATATAGACAATACTTACAGCATAATGGACTAAAAATTATGAATTATAATAGTATGGAAACTTGTTATGAGTTAGGTCTTGATCCCCATGTAAAAACTGATAGAACACCTTCTGATAATGTTCCATATAAATTCAAAGGAATTTTTGATAGTAGTAAACCAGGATACGGATATTGTAATAGCGATTTAAAAAATCCTTATTTGTCTAGAGAACAATTAAACTCTAGATTAATTGCTCCATCAATTAATACATCAAGTTATCAAAATATGATTCCTGGTGTAAAAATTCAAAATAATAATTAAATAAATGATATATAAATAAATGATATAATACTAACTTTTTATAATTTAATATTATATGAAAATACTATCTATTGATGTTGGTATAAAAAATTTAGCATTTTGTCTTTTTGTAAGACCTCAAAATGACGAAAATTTTAGTATAACAAAATGGGACATAATTAATATTTCTGAAAAAGAAGATATTATAAAATGTTCTTTTCTTGAAAAAAATATCATATGTGATAAACCTGCTAAATTTAAAAAAAACGATAATTGCTATTGTTTAAAACATTCTAAGAAACAGCAATTACAAATTCCAACAACTGAACAAAAACCGACATTTATTAATAAACAAAAATTACAAAAACTTTATGAACTTGCGGATAGTCATAATATTAAATATGAACCTAAGATTAAAAAAGTTGATTTAATTAACTTAATTAATGATTATATTAATATAAATTATTTTCAAACAATAGAAAGTAAAAAAGCAGCTGATGTTGATTTGTTTAATATTGGTATAAACATTAAAACTAAGTTTAATAAATTATTTGAAAATGAAGGAGAAATTGATTATGTTATTATTGAAAATCAAATTAGTCCAATTGCTACAAGAATGAAAACAATTCAAGGTATGATTGTTCAATATTTTATTATGTCTAATTTAAAAGTACAACATATAGAGTTTATTTCTGCATCAAACAAATTAAAAGAATTTAATATTAAAGAAAAAACAAAATATAGTGATAGAAAAAAATTAGGAATTGAAAAATGTTTAGAAAAAATTACAAATGACTTTAGATTCAATGAACATATTAATTACTTTAATAATCATAAAAAAAAAGATGATTTATCTGATTCATTTTTACAAGGATTATGGTTTATAAAAAATAAAATATAAAAAATATACAATTTATATATGGCAGACTGAAATGGAAACATGATTGCTACGATTGTATTATTAGGATTAGCTGTATTATTTATTATTGGTGGAACTATTTTACAGGGTTTAACCCGAAGAAATCCTTATATTATAAATGGTGACAAAAAGACAATAAAAGTTAATATTCATAAAAAATGACAATTATAATATTAAATGAAATATTAAATAAAATATATATTTTACAATTCGTAATACTTAAAATTATATGTTCTATTTAATGAATAGATATAATGGCTGACATAATGGAAATTACGGAGCTAAATTTTGATGGCGATTTTGGTAACAATAACAATAATAATAATAGTTATGGTAAATCTAGTAACTTTGGAGGTGGTCTAGAATTATTAATGAATGATAAAGTTAAAGATTCTAGACCAACTAGCGATATTGAGTTGGAAGATTTAAATAATTTAGAAAATGAATTAAATAATTTGGTTGAAGATATTCCATCGAGTAGTTTTAAACCTAAATCTGATTTTTTTACTAAGCCAAATGTTAGTTTTGAAGAACCTATTAAATTTGTTAATACAGATTCAGGTTCTGCTTCTCTCGGACAATCTACATCTCAAACTGAAAGTGATGCCAAAACTTGGGATGGATTTAGCAAATTTAATAATATACCTTTAAATCCTGATAAATCTGTTCCATTAGAACCAAGAATGACTAAAGAAGAACAACTAAGAGAGAAATTTAAGTATTTAAGAAGACTTGAAGGGCTTGAAAAAAAGGGAGTTGAGTTATCAAAAAAATATAATATGGATTCATCATTACAAGAAATGATGGGAGAATATGAAACTATTATGGAAGAAAAGACAAAACAAAATTCGGTTAAATTTCAAGGCAATATGTTAATGGCAGTTATTAATGGTATCGAATTTTTAAATGGAAAATTTGACCCTTTTGATATTAAGTTAGATGGATGGAGTGAACAAATACAAGAAAATATTAATGACTATGATGATATTTTCGGCGAGTTGCATGAAAAGTATAAGAGTAAAGCATCTATGGCTCCTGAATTGAAGCTTTTATTCCAATTAGGTGGAAGCGCAATGATGGTTCATATGACTAATACTATGTTTAAATCTGCTATGCCTGGTATGGATGATATTTTAAGACAAAATCCCGATCTAATGCGTTCATTCCAATCCGCAGCTGTTAACACAATGGCTGGATCTAATCCTGGATTTTCCGGGTTTATGTCTGGAATAATGGGACAAGGACCTAGCGCTCCTTCTGGTATGGGACCCCCACCACCAATGGCTACTCAAGGTCCTAATTCTATTCCACCACCTTTAAGTAGACCAGGTAATAATAACTATGCTAGACCTGACTTAAATATGAGTAGAAGTAATTTTGGAGGCGTAGATGATGGAATTAGTTTGAGTGAAAATTTTGAAAGACCTGATTTTCAAGAGAGAACAACTAGAAGACAACCACCACGTCCTGAAATGAAAGGACCTAGTGATATTACTGATATTCTCTCAGGATTGAAAACTAAAACTATTAATATTCAAGAACCACAACAACAATCAATTTCTCAAAATGATAGTAGTACAATTAGTATAAGTGATCTTAAAGATCTGCAATCAGAAGGAAATATGCCTAAACGTAGTGGACGTCGTAAGAAGTCAGCTAGTAATACCGTGTCATTAGATATCTAAAACAAATTCTATAAAAAGTGGAGTAAAAAATAAATTAAATATATTTATATATAATTATACAAATATGTTTACTAAAGTTTCTCTCTAACGAATAGTTCTATATCTATAACGAGGTTGTAAGTTATTTGAGTTATTAAAAAGCCATTCCGGTTGCATTGAACAATTATTAAATCCTTCTTTTAAACTTTGATTTATATAATTAACTATTAATAAACAAATTATAAATAAAATAGCACATATTACCCATCTTTTTATATTACGCATTATATATTAATCATATAAATTATATAAATTAAATAAATAAATTAAATATATTTTTCATTTTTATAAATGGTTATATTATTCTTCCAAATTTTTTTTTTTAATGAATAATTAATATAATATTTATGTAATAAATTTGGAATCCACTTGCATACTGGAATCATTGTAGATCTCATTTTTTCATTACTAAAACGTTTTTCATAAAAAGTATCCGCTT